GTTACAACCTTGACCATATTGGCGTTTTAGTTGGTACGGATCGGCTGGAAGCATCCGCCGCCACAGTGACATTGCAGTTTTCACTCAATGAAGCCCGTGAGACCGGTACGGTGATTCCGAAAGGCACGAGGGCAACGGCTGGTGATGGCGTAATGTTTGCCACGGACGCAACTGCAGTAATCCTTGCAGGAACAACCAGCATTACAGCACCGGCAACTTGTACGGAAACCGGCACGGCTGGCAATGATTACGCTGCAGGGGAAATAATCCGCTTAGTGGATCCGGTGCCGTTTGTGGCCAGTGTGACCAACACCACCAAAAGCGCCGGCGGTAGTGAAACTGAAAGTGATGACGCTTATAGGCTCAGGATTCAGGAAGCCCCGGAACAGTTTTCGACGGCTGGCCCCACGGGTGCATATGAGTATCATGCTAAACGGGCCAATTCCCTGATTGTGGATGTATCTGTAGATAGCCCATCACCGGGCGAGGTGGTTGTCCGGCCATTATTGAAAGATGGCGGCCTGCCTGATACTGAAATTATCAATACGGTGGCGGAGACGCTGAATGACCGTAAAGTCCGGCCGCTCACAGATCATGTAACCGTAGAAGCGCCCACGGCGGTATCTTATGATATCAATCTTTCTTATTGGATTGACCGGGAAGATGCCACCGAGGCAGCCAACATTCAGGCGGTAGCGGAAACAGCTATCAATGATTTCGTAAGCTGGCAACGTCAACGGCTGGGGCGGGACATTAACCCCACAGAGCTTTATTACAGACTCAGGGCGGCAGGCGTCAAGCGGGCGGAAATCAGTCAACCGGTCTATACGGCAATAACAAGGGCACAGGTAGCCCTTGCAGGTACGATTACAGCAACATTTGAGGGCCTTGAAGATGATTAAGGACTTGCAAAGCCTGAGCCTTTTGGACATTCTGCCGGACAATTTGCTGGCAGACGAACAAGTGGCAGCCGCGGCCCAGGCGCTGGATGCAGAATTACAGGCTGTCACAAAAGCGACAATCGAAACCCTGCATTTGCCCCGCCTTGATGTTCTGCCGGAGCCAGTGATTGATTTGCTGGCCTGGCAATGGCACGTTGATTACTATGAGCCGTTGGGCATGGAGCTGGAAACCAAACGCCGTTTGGTAAAGGAGTCCATAGCATGGCACCGGATAAAAGGTACGCCGGCAGCCATTGAAGCGGTTGTTTCAGCGGCCTTTGATACGTCAGAGGTAAAAGAGTGGTTTGAATACGGTGGTACGCCGTATTATTTCAAGATTGTCACAGAAGATGTATCAACCGATGAGGATAATCTGAACCGGATGCGGCGGGCTATTGCCAGTGTCAAAAATACCCGTTCGTGGCTGGAAAAGATTGAGTTTTTGCTGCATCTTACGGATACAGAAACCATTACGGAAGACAATCTACTGGATGCAGAAGCCAATAAATTTGAGCTTTATCCATGGCGGGGGCGTTATTTTGATGGCTCATGGAATTTCACGCCACCGGTGACGATGGACGGCGGGCGGGCATTCAATGGTGATTGGTGCTTTGACGCTGTGGAAGATGGCGAGGAAGACGCCACGCGCCTGCCGCATTGGTTTATGGGTGAGATTCTGGACGGCTCATGGAATTTCGGCATGAGTTCCGACAGCCGCAAAATCTTCTTCAATTCCTTTGAAGTCGATCCGTTGACCGTGTTGACACCGCAGTTTATCTTGCCGGATTATTACACGGCAACGCTGGACTTTGCCGGGGCTGGCAGGCTGCACGATGGAACATGGCGGTTTGGCGAAAATGCCATTGATGATACCAACATGGCCACGGCGGAACAGCTGAAAGTGGAAGACAGCGCAAACCTGAAAGAAAACAATCCATTGGCGGTCGTGGAAAAGGTGGCAGAGAATTACCCCACGCCGCGTATATGGCGTTTCAATGGAGCGTGGACGTTTGGAAAATCTACCACATTTGACGGCAGTGAGTGGTTTGGTGGCGAGTTCTATTTTGACGGCATTCCCCGAATTGCTGATCCGGTTATCAAACCGGCTTTGCTGGATGGCGAGGCAGTCTTTGCGGGCGGCTGGACATTCGGCGCACCGTCACCGGTGGTTACATTCAATGCGGATGAAGATGCTGGCGATAACCTAGCCGTTGAATTCAATTTCGCACCTATGGCAGAAACGCAACCGGTTGCGGAAACTGAGGCAGTAACCACAACCCTGATACCGATTGACCGCATGGCCAGGATGGTATTTGATGGGGCGGGCACTTTTGACGGCTGGCAATATGATGGCGGTTACGTGGAAAGCGCTGGCGAAACCATGGCCATGGATATGGCAGACCAAATCCAGCACGCGGATCCGTTTGATGGAACTAATACCTTTGATGGTGGAACAACGTGCGGGGCAGATACTGGCCCACGGGAAGATGCTGGCGTAACCATAACAGAAGGGCGTTGGTTCAATGGCCTTATCAACTTTGATGGTGGCAACACAGTATTCTTTGATGGGGCACACAACTTTGACGGAGAAGTTTTCTACTGCTTGCTGGGAGATACGCGGGTACATTATGACGGGGCACAAGCCTTTGATGGTGCATTCCGCTTCAAGCGGGCGGTGGAAACCTTTAGCCAATATAACTATGTAGCATAGGAGGCAGAAAAACATGATCATGCAGGAGAGGGAACACCTTGACCATATGCGTGGTGCCGTAGAGCTGAAAATCTACAAAAATGGCATTCTGCAGGAAGTGGACAAGGATCATAACCTGATTGTGACAGCAGGCCGGACAAAACTGGCCAAACTGTTGGGGGGCGGTTACGCGGGGAAAATCAACCGCGTAGGCGTGGGAACGGGTTCGACTCCGGCGGCAGATGGTGACACCGGTCTGACCAATACCGTTTATATCCCTATTTCGTCTGTGGAGTATGACAGCGCGAAAGTTCGTTTCAATTTCGTTATCGGCAGCAATGACGCCAACGGCCTGGCTATCCGGGAGTTAGGATTATTCTTTGCTGATGATACCATATTTTCCCGCCGTGTCCGCAAGTCTGTTATCGGCAAAGAAAACGACTTGCAGATTACTGGATACTGGGAAATCTATCTGTAAAAAAGGAGAGAGTGAAAAATGGCAAATCTTAATGAAACTGCAACCTGGGAACCGGGTATTTTCCAGATTGAAACGACAACCCCGGCTTTGGGCGGCCCGGAAGGCCCGGTTAATACCGCACCCCGCCAGTTGGCCAACCGCACCCGGTACCTCAAACAGCAGACGGATGCGCTGAATACTGAAATTGCTGCCGCAAAAGGGAGTGCCAGCAGCATCGACGCGCGTTTCCTGGCGGTGGAAAAAACGTCAGCTATGGGCAATTTCAATTTTGGCAGCACGAGTGGTGCTACGGTTGCCCACGGTATCGGCCACACGAATTACAGCGTCTATGTCACGTCGAATGAACAGACAAACGGCGATTTGGGAGACGTCTATGTAGATAAGTCCAATAACAGCTTTACGGTCTACAATTCCGGCGGCTTTACTGGTTCGGGCCGTTATCAGATTACACACTAAGGGGAGGCAGAAAAATGTTTAAGTATTTGAATGCGGAAGGACGCAATGCAGAATTTTCTATTGACAGTGAAAATCCGTCAATCCTGCACGTTGGCGGGTTCAAGTTCGAGGGTATGCAGATTAAGCCGACAGATTTTGACCTGAGCGAATACGCCGGGGAAATGGTTCGTGTCTATCTGGATGCAGATGGCAGCTATTCCATGGAGCACGGCACGCATGAATGGCTGTTGTTCATGGGCATGGTGCCGGATTTGAAATACAAAACTGTCCTTGATGGCCTTGATGAGCATGGCGTGGAAAAGACGAAATCCGTTGAGGTTGCGCCGGATCTGAATGACACGGTTATCACGATTTTTGACTTACCTGAGGAGGAAGAATAATCATGTATAATGTTTCTAAACTTTCACTGGCAACCCTGCGCGAACGCATCAACGCCCAGACGCGAACGGTAGAGTTCAAAACGGATGATGGCGCACTGACACAGATGGTCTATATTCCGAAGTTTACGGTTCCTGCAGGTGCTTTTGAAAACGGCGCATTCCCCACAAAGGATATGCACCTGGGTGGTTTCTTCATTGATAAGTATCAGTGCAGCCACAAGGCCGCTACGCCGTTTGCGCGTGGCTGTGCTGCCAATACTTCTGTCAGCAGCGACGAAGACACAACGAATATCCCTGTATCCTTGCCGGGTAAGGTGGTTTGGACGGATATTGACCAGCCTAGTGCCAAGCAGGCGTGTGCTAACCGTAAAATCAATGGCGTATCCTGCCATTTGGTGACCATGAAGGAATGGGCTACGGTTTGCTTCCTGACCAAGTTGCTGGGGCATGATATCCGTGGCAATAACAATAGCGGCAAGGATGTTCGTGACGCAGACCTTTGGGATAACAGAGGCGTGCCCGATTCTGTGCAGTCCGGCCGTGTATTGTCCGGCACTGGCCCGGTATCGTGGAGCCATAACGGTTCGGCAGATGGCGTTTTTGACCTTGTGGGCAATGTTTGGGAATGGATGGACTTCACCATTACCGACGGCGTATACACGCATAAAAAGAGTTCCCGCATCAACGATAGCGACGGTATCACGGCCAGCGATACCGTTATCGAAATCGACAGCATGGAAAATGGTGATACGTGGCCGGCAACTGGCACGATTCAGATTGAGGATGAAATCATCAACTACGGTTCGATTGACTACAAAGGCAACGGCAAGGCTATTCTGAGCGCCTGCAGCCGTGCGCAGAATTCCACGACGGCGGCAACCCATGCCAACGATACTGTGGTGTACCAGCTCACCAAATACTGCATTACGCCGGGCGGCGCAACGGCATACATCAACAATGGTTCCGGTATCAGCACGTCTGATACAGCCATTGTCTACACTGACCTTATCAACGGCCCGGGCAACAATGGCTTTGCCGTTGGTGATACGCTGCAGGTAGAGAATGAGCAGATGCGAGTCACGGCAGTGGTATCCAACACTCTGACGGTGGAACGCGCTATCAATGGCAGTTCTGCCGCCAGCCATAGCAAAGGCGTGGCTGTGGCCAAGGTTTCTACGCAAATGCAGAACCTTTCCCCAGCAAATGATGCTTATCAGCAGAACTATCTCACCACTATGCGCGGCGAGGATGATCTTGCTTGCATGGCACTGCCCGCAACTGCCAACCAGCAGACCAACGAATATAAGGATGGCTTCTGGATCAGAAACCACGGAACGCGCGCTGCTCGGCGCGGTGCTGGCTGGGGCAGTGGCGCGGATGGTCGCGCCGGCTTTGCTTTGTCCCTGGGTGAATCCCCGTCGATTCGCTGGAGCGGCGACGGGTTCCGCGCGGCTTTATCGCTTGAAGTGCTGTAATCTGGTTACTGATAATCTGACGGCCGGACGGTAGTCCGGTCGCAGGTTTAAAAATTTTGGAGGTTATAAATGCTACAGGATTTGAAAAT